CCAGGATTCGAGAAATCAACAGCAGGCGGACTTCAACTATCAGCAGTTTGTTGATGAGACCCAGAATTTCCCACAGCAGTATCTGGCAAATCTTAACAACGCTGGGGGGTTAGGCTCTCGACTGATCTACACACAGCAACCAACTCAGGGGAGCGGTGGCCAGAAAGGTGGTCTGGCTGGAATCCTCGGAGGAGCTCTCTCTGGTGCAGCGGCAGGAGGTCCCTGGGGGGCTCTGATTGGTGGAGGTCTTGGTGCTCTTGGGGCAGGAGTGCCTCAGAATATGAGTGGGTTAGATAAATTTACCGGGCTATTCGGAGATGCTCCGGTTCAGTACAATAATGCTCCTACTCTGGGGGCTAACTCTGGGTTCGGTCCAGATTGATAGGAGAAAAAGATGTTTGGACTATTAGATGATATTGATCGCCAGGATGTTAAGGAATTTCTGAACTCCGCTGTAGACAACACGGCAGATCTCTACGACACGGTGACCGAGTACGACTATTCGAATATGTTCGATGATATCGGTGACTACTTCCGAGGGCTGCTGTCTGATGAGCCAGCCAGCCCGATGAGCTCACAAATGGGGGCAGCATTTGGGTCCAGAGGTGGAGGTCGGGTAATGTCACCAACAGCAGCTCGTCAAAGAAACATCGAACGACTGTTACAAGAAAGGCAAGGGTTGTATTCGATGGGTGGGGAGCCTCAGTCAATCACAAAAACAACCGTGTCAGTCTCACCTGGGGTGCAACCGATGATGATGCCGCAACGGATCAAGGATGCAGAGATGAGGAGACGAGGGGCTGAGGATATTCGCCTGCAGTATCCTGAGTTCGATATGATGATGCAGATGAATCCTCCACGCAGACCAAAACTGTCAGATTCAGACTCAATTTTTAAAAGGTCTTCTACAGAACGAAAGAATCTAGCAAAGTTTGCTCGTCGCAATCCTGGAGGAATGCGAGACGCTCCAGATTACGGCAGTGAGGCCGCTGTAATCCGTCCAGCCAGAGCGTACGGGCTAATTGACGAGGGCAGTGGAGAAATGCTGGCTAACCAGGCGAGTCAAATGGCAAACAAATATTTCGATAGACTCAGAGGTTTCTAATGTATCCAGGACTCCTATCCGATGAGCAGTTGGAGGCTCAATACAATCAGTTTAGAGTCACCCCGATAGCGATGAACCCGCTGCAGATGGCTCTCTACCAAGCTGGTCAGGGGATCGCTACGGGTGAAGGGGATCGTCTTGATCAGATCCTCCGTGGGGCTGCTCAGGGAGGAGTGCAGGGATACAACCAAGGTCTGCAGAATCAGATGATCTATCAGCAGTACCAGGAGCGGCAGGCCTTGCTCGAGGCCGAGGCTCAACGCAAACGAGAGCAGGAAGAGATTGAGAGACGTTACCGGGAAGCGCTGACAGAGCAGGCGAAGGCTACTGCAGCAAGCTCTAGAGAAGCAGCGGCAAGACCAGGGAATGAGCTCAAGAAGTATCGGGAGGAAGTGATGAAGCTTTATCCTGATGCCAATAATGAAACCCGTAAATATCTGCTGGCTGCAGGGCCAGCTGAGGGGCAAAAGATCCTGGCAGGATTAGCGAAGAAGAAGCCAATCAACGAAACAGACCGGGCCAATCTGCTGGCGATGATCAACTCAGCTGATGGGGTCAGTGAAGCACAGAGAGGTGCGTTGATTGAGATGGCAAATGAGCGGGATGCTGAAGGGAAGCTCTCCAATAATTACTCCTCAATAATGGAGAGGCTTGAACAGGAGCAGGCCAAGAATCAGCCCAAGACACCTGCAGGGCCAAAACTATCAGACAACGAAAGGATCCTGTTGCAATCCAAGGGGAGGACCCCAGAGGCTGAGATCGCCTTTGGGAATGAATACGCAGTCCCTGTGGACAGACAGACTCGTTACAACGATGACGGTTCTCAAACCGTTATCCCAATTTATAAAGAGATCCCAAAATTTATACGGAAGAAGTACCCAGAGCTTACGTCTCAGGCTGATCAGATTCGAGCTCAGGCAAAAGAAAGCACAAAGAGACCACCTCAAGCTGTGCTGGAAGCACAAGGCCAAGTAGACGAGCTCCGCAAGATTGAAGCGACAATCCAGGCAGAAGGGGCAGATATCCCACTGACCAAGTTTGATCAGATCTCCAATGAGATTCTGGACTACGTACCCTTTGGGAATTATGCCCAGGATGAGGATTATCGCAAAAAGCTAAACCTCCAGAACGAGTGGATCATCAGTATCTTGCGAGGTGAATCTGGAGCAGCAATCGGTCAGGATGAATACAAGAACTACCGAGCGATCTACTTCCCAGTGGCAGGCGATAGTGAAGCGATGAGGAAGGCACGAGCGGAGGCTCGTAAGCGAGCCCTTGAGGAGAGAATCCTAATCTCGATGGGCCTAAGACAAAACAGAGGGCCAGTTGAAATAGCCAAGGAAGACGCCAGACGGCTTGGAATTAAGTTTCCTGGAGTAGAACAGACCAGCGTTCAGAACCCAACGGTTGAGGGGGGGAACACTCCCTTTGGCCCGGTCACTATCCCGAAAGGTCTATAATGACAGACGCACGAGCTCTGCTCTGGGAGATCTCCAGAAGAAGGGCTGCAGGAGCCAAGGAGAAAGAGATCGGCAAAATCCTCGCAGCCAACAACTACACCCGCGCAAAGTTGGAGAAGGAGATCAAGGAGATCATTGATAAACAGGTGCAGGCCCAACCAGCTGGGTTTGAGGAGCGTCTCGGAGATATTGGGCAGCGTCTGCTGACCAACTCAATCGGGGTAGCCCGTGAGCTGGTGAATGTCCCTCTGATGGAGTGGGGAGATGAGATCGAAGCTGGAGCTCGAGTAGCTTTTGGTGAAACCTACGACGAGACACTGGGCCAGATCCGCCAGGAGCGCAGACAGTTCCAGGAGGAACAACCTGCACTCTCTACAGCCGCAACGGCAACTGGCTTTGCGATGCCGTTCTTGCCCAAATCCAGAATCCCCACAGCAAAGCTGGCAGATCCTGTTGGGGAAGCGCTGATCAGTGCGACCGGGAAGATGGGCCTCAATTATCAGAAAGGTCAGCCGATCGCAGCAAATATTCCCAGGCTGGCTGCACAGGGAGGGATTGTTGGTGGTGGTGTGGGAATGACTACAGCTGCTGGGATGTCAGAGCCTGGTAATGAGGAGAGTGTCCTTGGTAGTGGGATTATCAGCAGTGGTGTGGGAGTCGTGACAAACCCGGTCATTGGTTCAGCAATCGGCAAGGCCGCTCCTTATATCCAGGAGGGCTATCAAAGATATTTTGGAGGAGGAGGAGGAGTACCTCCGGGGGCTCCAGCAGGAGCAGCTGTACCAGGAGGACCGTCACGTCAGGGATTGGGAGACCCTGAGCTCGAGACTGCTCTGAGGAGGATCCAGTCAGACGGGATTACGGTTGCAGAACTGAGGCAACGTCAGGATCAAGCTCGTGAGCTCGGATACGAGACAATCTATCCGGATCTTGGTGAGGAGGGAATTCTCAAGCAGACGAGAGCAATCGTCAACAAGAGCCCAGAGGCTGCGACACTGGCAGATCAGTACCTCCGACCTCGCCAGGAACAGATGGCTGAGAGAATTGGTCAGCGGAGTGATCAGATGATTACCCAGGGAATCAGCCCGTTTGAGCAGGCACAAGCACAGGCAGTGATCAGAGACACTGAAGCTCCGATGATGAATTTGATCCGCGAAGATCCGATTGATGCTCAGGCGATTCTGGAGCCAATCAACCGAAACCCAGCAGTCCGTCAAGAGTTAGAGACACGCAGATCGATCAACGCAATGAGGAGACCGGATACCAGGCGACCAGATTATCAGGGAGAGCTCGAGGATCAACTCACCGTTCCTCTGCAGACTACTGAGAATGCCCGGAGCGGTATTGATGTCGTAGCTCAACGATACGACGGCTCCCAAGCAGCAAAGGACAAGGACGCTCTGGCTGTGCTCTCTGAGATTCGAGAAGATCTCTACACAGCGACAAATCATCCGGTCTACCGCGAACTGATGAGAACCAGAGAGAATACCTACAAGATCCAGGAAGCTGCCGAGGCTGGAGCCACGGCTTTCTCGACAAAGTCAGCGGGTGAGATCGAGCTCGAGATGAGCCTGTTGGCTGAGGATCAGGTTGCTGCCTACAAGGCTGCATTTGTCAGCGCTCTGAAGAATATGCTGAATCGTCAGGCCCGAGGGACAAATGTATCCAGACGGCTGAATAATCAAAATGTAGAGGATCAGCTGCGAGCGGTTTTCCAGGGAGACGGAGAAGGGTTCAAACGGTACTACGATGGGGTCCAGGTGATTGAACCTCGAATGGCAAGGACCTACGGTGCGATCAAGGGGAACTCTACAACAGCAACGCAGCTGGATGAGATGAATAATCTGTCGAATGTCCAAGACGTGTTTGATGCAATGGGAGTTGCAGCCTACCCGGTTCCGAACAGGGAAAACCTCGGGACAATCAGCAGACTCCTCAGTAAAGCCTACGATCCGAGCGAGAAGATCGCAACGAATCTAGGCCAGTATTATTTTGATCCTAGCAAGACGAGTGACTTTTTGGATCAGTTGGAGCGCTACAATCTCAGGCGAGATGAGTTAATGAAAATCCTGGCTCAACAGTCAGGGAGACCGCTAAGTTTCGGGACTCGCAGCCTACTCTCAGGGGATGAATAATTGCCGGGATATTGCCGGGATATTTGTTCGAGTTAGGGGTTTTTGGAAGCTTTTTGCCAAGTTCTCAAAAAGCAAAACCCTGATAAACACTGGGGATGGTATGCGCCCACCAGGACTTGAACCTGGAACCTACTGATTAGAAGTCACAGAAGCCTACCAGTAATCACCTAGTCTGGCGAGTCGCTTGCCGGGATATTACCGAGATATTTGCAGTCGAATGCGTTTCGCAGATCGGTGACCTGATCATCGTAGTAACTGATTGTTGTGGTGATGCTAGCGTGTCTCAAGGAGCGTTTGACAAGTGGAGCACTGAATCCACTGTTGAACAGCTTTTTGCAATAGGAGGCACGATACCCGTGTAGAGGTTTGGGGCCAGAGATCCCCAGAGATCGCTGGACCTTTCTCATTGCTGCAGTGAGCTCATTGAGGTGAGCCCAATATTTGTGGAGTAGATAGTGGTGGTCTTTTATTTCGTTCTCCAGGACTGGTTGCAAAATCTGAGGGAATACTATCAGCTGCTCTTTTCTCCCTTTGACTCGTTGGAGCTCGGAGTCACCGACTCGGATCTCTCGGGTATTGATCGAGACATCTTCCCAGGTGAGGTGGAGGAGCTCGGATCCTCTGAGCCCAGTGTGGCGTAAGACGTGGTGAGCTAGTCTTAGCAATCTCCAGCGCTTGCCTTCCTCTTTCTTCCCTTCCAGATAATCTTCCAGTTGATCCAATTGTTGTTCTGTAAATGCAGCAACAGGTTTGGAGACTTCTCTGAGCATCTTGACCTCGACAGGCTGGGTCTTGGATCTGGCTGCAGACCAATTGGAGTAGACACGTACTGCTCGCAGGTAGCTATTGATACTTGCCTCAGATCGACCAGCTGCTTTTTCGTTGCTGATTAGTTGCTGGATCCCTTTCTCAGAGAGCTCAGGGAGTTTCTGGAGAGCATTCTTGTAATCTCTGTAGGTATTGGGGGAGCGAGTGTTGAGGATCATCTGAAGAAAAGCATCTCGTTCATCACTTGGGAGAACCTGGTCATTATCTAGATATAATTTCTCGAGCAATTGATTTTTCCGCTGCTCAGATCGCCCACAGATCTGTTTTAGTTCCTCAACGGATATCAGAGTAACCTCCTTACCCGTCTCGTGATAGCGACCGATGTAGACGTTTCTGCTCGGATGTTGGTAGATACGAACTTTTTTTCTTCCCATTTACGTCATTCTGACGATGAGTGCTACCCGTCCGATCAAGCCAAAGTCACTCCCATCATCTGGAGATACGGTCATCTCTCTATACTGCGGATTGTCTGAGATGATCCGTATCAAATTAAACTCTTTCTGTAATCGTTTTACAAAAGCCGAGTCCTCGACTCGGATCAGATAGAGCCCGTCACTAGTATAGCCACTGCTAAACTCCACACCGACAAAATCCCCGTGAGCGATCGTAGGCCACATTGAGTCTCCCTCCACTTTGACCAGCCCAACTTTCCCATTTTCTGGAAGCCACTGCTTAGGGATCTGGAGCTCCTGTTTCACGACCTCGATCCCCTGATACTCACCGTGTCCTGCGGATACCCGGACGTTGTACTCAGGGACTTCTCGATATTGGCTAGTTGATAATTTCTCATTAGCAGGAATGTGCAAAGAAGGTTTACTTAAAAATTCTTCTAAAATCTTTACGTCTGCACCTTCCCGCACAAACAAGTCGCGGATTTCTATTAGATCTATTGTCCCTCGGATCTTTTTCGCATTAAAACTCGCAGGAGATTGCAGCAAATTCCTTGCTAGCTCAGCATCCGAGCGAATTTTGAGGGTTTTTTTTATGAAATTAACTAGTGGTGTTTGATTCATCTTTTTTAATAGAAGTTTAGAATTTTAAAAGTGAATCTAAATTCACTTTTAAAATTCCCCCCCCTGTAAAAATTAAGTAACAGTTTTGATAAAAGTGCAAATGACTATTGACAGTTAAAAAATATCAATATATATATTTTGATATCAACAAACAAGGCCCAGCAGGCAACTCCTCCCTCTTGCCTTTCAACATTGACGTTGAATCTGGGCCTCCTCTCTGACTGGAGTCAGATGCCAGAACTAAATCAAAAAACATTAAAAGATTGTTTGATTTGCTACAAGCCTCTTCCGAAGTACCGGGTGAGTTTCTGCTCTCCGGAGTGTCGATCTAAGCAGAGGACTCTCAAACGCAAAGCAACGATCACGTGCGCTCATTGTAAGACAGACTTCTCATTCGTAATGACGAGCTCTCAGAACAGTCGTCGATACTGCGATGACTGTAAACGGATTAGTCGCTCCAGGTCTAGAAGTGCGATGAGGGAGATAATGAAGAGCCGTCGTAATTACGAGAGTGACGATTGTTATGCGCCTGCCTGGAACCCCGCTCGGGAGCTTCCTGATTGGATCGGGTCCGCAACGGACCCACAGCCGATCGAAGGCAGTGATTTCCTGGAGGAGATCCAAGCCTACCTGTCAAAGGGGGGATCTATTCAACGCCTTCCTGTGATGCCTGCAGATGTCACAGGACACGGTGATCACCAGGTTTTTTTAATCGGAGTAAAAAATGACCAGTGAAATCAATGAAGTTCAACTCAAACAGAAAAGGTCGCTCTGCGGACAGGGGCCATCAAAGCGTGGGGAAGATCCTAAAGACAGTCTGGTCTCCAGAGGAAGGCTGGCTGCGTTGGTCACCCAAGCGTGGCGACTATATCGATAATGATCAGGCTCTAGTAGAGGAGGAGCGTTGGCAAAAAAACTTAGCGAGCTCATCGCAAAAGATAAACGAAATCGACCGCTCAAGGTCATCATCCAAGGAAAGCCCAAGAGCGGCAAAACCACCCTCATCTCATCGTTCCCTCGAGCGCTTCTTGGAGACGTTGAGAAATCAGCGGAGAGGTACGGATTCCCAAGACTAGATTGGGCAGGCTGTGACCTCTTCACAATCCTGGAGCAGATCAAACTGCTCTGGAGCGAGCCTCACGAGTTTAAATCTTTTTTTATTGATTCCGCTGACTGGCTCGAGCAGATCATCTGGCGACAGGTCCTGCTGGACACCTTCCGGGAGCAGGCGAAGGACAAGACGATTGACGATATTGGATTTGCCAAGGGGAGAGTTGCAGCTGTGCGCTATTGGCAACAGGTCCTGACGGCTCTGGATTATCTCCACGAGAAAATGGATATGCACGTGGGTTTTGTGGTCCACAGTCAGAAGAAGACCGTCAAGGATCCACTGCTTCCTGAGTACGATCGCTGGGAGCCTAAGCTCGACCAGCGAGCGAGTGGGCTACTGACAGAGTGGGCAGAGTTAATTGGTTTCTTAACGCTGGATTCTGAGGTCTCCAGGATTGCTGGTAAGGATAATGTGGAGCTTACCCAAAAGCGAGTATTACACGTCATTGAGACGGGTAAATACCTCGCTGGTAATCGCTTTGGGCTAGTTGATCCAATTGAGGATCCAAGCTTCCAGAAGATTGCAGACTTAATCAAATGATTAGCTCGTTGCTCAAGGAGCGCATTAAGCGCACCCTTGGCAACAACACAAATATCCTCCGACTTGCTGATCGTGGTGATGTCTATATCCGATCGATTGAATGCTCTGAATGCGGGAGGCTCAAACCTCTCTGGAAGATCTCTATACGGCAGGAGGATTACTGGTTTTGTAATGAGGAGTGTATCGGTAATTACTTCCCAGAAAACGATGATTCCGATGCAATGACTTTGTCAGAGTTACGGACTGAACTATTTGGTCCTACGGTTGGGTTCTCTAACCGATTCTCAGCTGAGTTGGGTTGGCTTAACAGAGAACGTTTTGGAAATAATGATTTTTGATAAGGATTTAAATGAGTGAAACCGTCTTATTTGACCCACAGAACACAAACGTGGAGGTTCGAGATCGGATCCTCCAAGCTGGAAATTACACTGGTACGATCGAAACATTCGAGCTCCTGGAGCCTCTGGAGAAGGGTCAGCAGTATCAGATTACCTTCCGAGGGGGTGACGGTACGAGCAGAAGAAGAGGCTGGATTGGACACGAGAATCCAGCAGCTACGCAGATTGGTCACGAGTTCCTGGCGAGAGTTTTCCAAGCGGTTGGGGTCACGGATAAGCTCACGCTAACGAATGGGAATAAGTTGCTTTCTGGTAAGCCAATCAGCTTTGCCGTGCGAGGCACAGGACAGATGAAAACCAGCGAGCGTACGAAGAAGCAGTACGAACAGACAGAAGTGAAGTACGTATCAGCTGAGAAGGCTGGGCTCCCTCCTTTCGAGGAGGAGCCTGCCTGGGAAGAGTCTTACGGGTCTGGACGAGGCCCTTGGTAAAAACCTGGGAGGGTAAATTCTGGGGCAGCTTTGCGCCACCGAGGGGGTGGACACCAGTCACTGCCACGATACCACCAGATCAAGCGATAGAGTTAGCATCACTCAAGCTCCCTCCCAACATTCGAAGGTCTAATGGATAGACGTGTACAAGTGCTCTTCACTCTCTCTCAGGAGACGGTGGCAGAGCTAGAATCAATTCCAAAAGGAGAGCGCTCACGATTCGCAGAGCGAGCGCTTAGGAGGGAACTTGGAAGCAAAGAATCTACTGGAAAAAGCAGTTCGAGATCTGCAGGAAAGTCGATCGGCAAGACAGAGAGCTCGAGTGGCCTGGGCGAGTCCGAGCGACGAGCCAAGGGAAGAGGTTGAGCAATTGTCTCTTCAGGATCAGGACACGAGCTCTGAGGAGCCTGTTGAAGAGCCAGTAAAGTCGAAGAGACGCAAGGACAAGATCTTTGAGGATGTGGCTTCCTTCTGTGCAGATATGACGGTTCCTCCCCAGCTGATTGACGGTGTGCTACCAGAGGACTCGGTAGTAGCTCTCTTTGGTCAAGCCAACTGTGGGAAGTCTTTTTTGGCAATCGATCTGGCCTGCTCTGTGGCTACCGGGTTGTCCTGGCAAGGGAGAGCAGTATCTGAAGGTCCGGTGATCTATCTGGCTGGTGAGGGCAGATCTGGACTACAGAAGAGAATCAACGCCTGGCAGGAACAGTCTGGAGTGATACAGCCTCATCGAATGCAGGTTTCGACGAGAGGGGCTGATCTGACAAATGAGGGAGATGTCAGTGCGGTCAGTGATGCTCTAAAGAGTATTACCAAGCGTACTGGCGAGGATCCGAAACTGATCGTGATCGATACTCTTGCCAGACACTTTGGAGAGTCTGATGAGAGCTCTACAAAGGATATGAATAAGTTTGTAGGGCTCCTGGATCATCTGAGACGCAGCTGGGACTGTACTATCCTGATCATTCACCACTCTGGAAAGGATGAGTCCAAGGGGATGAGAGGGGCAGGATCCTTAAGGGCTGCAGTAGACGTAGAATATTCCCTGACAAACCAGGACGGGATCCTGACCTTGGCTTGTACGAAGATGAAGGATAGCTCGATCCCAGAGGCAATTGTGCTCCAGTTGGAAGAAGTACAACTGGAGAGCGTAGTGAAGCCAACAGGAGAGCCTGTGACTACTTGTATTGTACGTGGTCAGGGAGAGGAGAAGAAGGTCAAGGGATCATTGCAGGGAAGCGCTCTGACGTTCTGGGAGAGCTTTCTGGAAGTGGAGAGAGCAGCCAGACTGCTCAGTGAGAGTGAGGATCAGGTTCCGCTTTGGTACTTGATTAAGAACGTCAATCAGATCTGTGGGAAGAAGGGGATCAGTCGCTCGATGCTCAGTCATCTGAGAAGCAACTACCGAGATCTCTACAGTGAGCTCCACTCTCTCCTTTTATTTGAGGGAGAGTACGTTGCCAGACGCTCTGCAATTGATGTTTCACTGAATGTTTAACTAGAGCTTAAACATTGTTTAACTGTTTAACCAAGTCCCTATACGCAGTGTGTTTACGAGTTTGTTTAACTGTGGG